TTTACCATGTTTTTCAAAAAATAAAGCTTTTTCTCTAAAGAAATCCATATCTTCTAATATATGGGGATTTGTTAAATCAACTTCTATTCTACCATCATCATAATCTTTAGATTTAGGTTTATCTTTAGCATAACCTCTTATATCTTCTGTACAAATTAAATTTTTAATAAACGTAATTGAACTTAAAGTATCTATTAATTCTAAGTAAACTTCTCTCGGTAATGAATTCTTAACTTCTTCAGTTAATGGTGTTTGATATTTATTTAACTTATATAACTCTTTTATTTCATCCATTCTTCAGAATTTAGAACTACAGCTTCAGTACTGAGTATAACTTTAGCAACAGATACCGCGTTTTCTAATGCACATCTAGTTACTTTTAATGGGTCTATAATATTTTCTTTAAACATATTTTGAATTTTAAAATTTAAAATATCATTACTGTTTAAAATTATTTCTGAAGGTTTACATAAACTATTAAAAATTGAATCAATAATTTTTTCAAAATTACTATTTAATAAATCACAACTAGCATTATATAATGCCATACCACCACCTTCAACAATTCCTTCTTCTAATGCACAAGCTACAGCTTTAACCGCATCATCATATCTATCAAAACGTTCTTTCATTTCAAGTTCTGATTTACCACCAACTTTAATAATAGATATTTTACCTTTAAGATATTCAATTCTTTGTTTAATTAAATCTTTATCATGTTCAACTAATTCTATATTTTTAGATAACTCAATTAGATTTTCTAATTTATCAGAAACATCTAAAGAATTATCTTTAACTAATATACTATTATTTTTAGATATTTTACAAGATTGTAATTTACCAAGAACATCTGTATTATAATATTTAGATAAATCTGTAATAAATGTACTTCCTGTGAAGTCACATAAATCTTGTAATAAGTCTTTACGATGTTTAGAGAAACCTGGTGACTTAATAACACATATTGGTAATGATTGTGATAGAACAAAAGTTTCAAGCTTTCTAAGAGCTTGTTCGTGAATATCTTCAACAATTATTAATAATGAATTATTAGGTTGTTGAGTTAATTCTAATATTGCTCTAAAATTTTCTAACTTTTCTAACTTACCGTCAATAATTAAAGTATTAACGTTTGTAAATTCACAAGTACCATTTTTTTGATTTGTAATAAAATGTTTAGAAAAATAACTTACTGGAAGCATCATTCCTGGTAATGTATCTAATATATCTTCCATATTAGAACTTTCTTCAATTTTAACTATATCAGAATGATTATAAGCTTGTTGAATAAGTTCACCAATCTGTAAATCGTTATTAGCAGATATGCTAGCAACGTGTTTAATATCCTCATGTTTTAATTCTCGTGAATTAAGTTTTAATTGTTCAATTACTTTAGGTATGATTTCATCAAAAGATTTATTAATATCTACAGATTTAAAATCTTTTAAATTATTAACAAATGCTGTAGCTAATACTATAGAAGTTGTTGTACCATCACCAGCATCTTCCACAGTCTTTTTAGCAACCTGTTTAATTAAATTTGCACCAATATTTTTCAATGGATCTTTAAAAGTGATTTGTTCTGCAACAGATACTCCATCTTTAGTTACAATATACTCTCCATATTTATTTTTATTAGGTATAATAACAGTAGCACCATTTGGTCCCATCGTGCTGGAAACTGCTTTATTTAAATCATTAATACCTTCTATAATCTTATCTCTCGCTTCTTTTCCGAAATATAACTCGTTTATATTATTCATAATTTAACCCATTTTCAAATAAACCAAAAGCCTGTTGACCTTTCATTCTACCTTCAGTTTCTATTTTTTCTTTAATCAATTCTTTCTCTGCAGCTTTTAAATCCTGCATTACAACTTTAATCTTACTAATACCACCTACAATAGTTGTTAATGTAGTTACAGGTTTATTTCTATCATCACGTTCTTCTAATAGCTCTTTGGTCTTAGTTAAGTATTCTGATATATCATTAGCCGCTAATAAAGCATTCTTATATAATTTACCAATTACAGTCAAACTTCTTTCTTCATAAAAGTTAATTGCCTCTTGCATTACAGAATCTATTTTCCAATTATCAGGAAGTTGTAAATCTTTTATAATTTCTTCAGTTCTAAATTTAATATCTATAATTAGATAATCAGATTTAATATCTGTGTAGTAATATATAAATAACATTTCTTTTAATGCTAAATCTTTATTACGACTCTTATCACGTTTTAAAATTTTACGGAAGGGTTCTAACGCCCATAAATTATCATCTACAGTTAATACCCCCTCTCGAAGTGTAAATCCATTCATATTTTATGTTTTAATTTATACCTATAAAACCCGACTAGATTTCTCAGGTCGGGTTATAGTTTAATTATTTATCCTCTGATACAGTTCTAATTGTTTCTTTTGTTAATTCAGGTTCAGAGTCTGGTTGGCTAAATCTAATTTTAATAGTATTTAATGCTGTAAGAATTGTAGCTGATTCTTCTAATTTAAAAGATTTACAACTTCCTGACAATTGGAAGATAGATTCTATAATGAAAGAAGCGATTGCTTTTTACGAAGAAAGAAGTTTAACTGTAATTGGTAAACTATATAAAAATGCTTTATTAGCAGCTAATGATATATCAGAATACTTAACTAAAACTAAAGAGTTATTAGAAGAACGTGATGATAGAAATAAACCAGTAACTACATTAACAACTATTGTAGGAGGTATTAGTAAAATTAAGGTTGTAATGCAAGATTTAAAATCTGCGGAGAAAGAATTGATTAAAGAGAAAATAGAAACTGAAGGACGTATGAAAGGTCAACAACAAATGGGAATGTTCGAAAGTGGTTTAACAATTGATTAATATGGAAATAATATTTATAAATACATTAATATTTTCAAATCTAATATTGGTTTATATTATACGAGAATTATGGAAAGATGTTAAAAAGAAAAATGAAATAATTAGACTTCAAGATAATTGGTTAAAATCTGCAGATATAATTAAAAAATTATAAAGATGATAGAAGAATTATATTTTGGAAAAGAAGCGAGAGATAAGATTATAGAAGGTATTAATGATTTAAATAAAGCAGAAAAAAAATATTATGTTTATTCTCATAGAAAAGAAAACGGAGATTTATTTTATATTGGAATGGGTTCTGGTAAAAGAGCTTATAAAAAAGATACTAGATCTTCTTTTTGGAAAAAAACATTTAATAAATACGGACTTATTGTTAATATTCTATTTAGTGAATTAACTAAAAAAGAAGCATATCAAATTGAAGAATATTTGGTTAGATATTATGGTAGAAGAAATCTAAATACTGGAATTTTAGTTAATCTAACTAATGGTGGAGAAGGTGATTGTGGATATAAACCAACTATAGAAACTTTAAAATTAAAATCAAAAATATTAAAGGGTAAAAAACAATCTGAAGAATCAAATATTAAAAGGTCTATTACTTTAATAAGTAATAGAAATATTTCCAAAAAATGTAAAAAAGTAATTGATACAGAAACAAATATTGTTTATAGTTCAGTAATAGAAGTTAGTGAAGTATTTAATATAAGTTATTCTAGTTTAAAAAAGAAATTAAATGGTGCTAGATATAATGATACAAAATTTTTAAATTATGAATAAAGAAGTATATTTTAATAAAGAAGCTCGTGAAAAATTAATATTAGGAATTAACAAATTAAATGATTGTGTTTCTTCAACACTTGGTCCAAATGGTAAAAATGTTATTATACCAGATAGAAGTACTGGTAAATATAAAGTTACTAAAGACGGTGTTTCGATAGCACGAGAAATATTTTTTAAAGACCCATTGGAGAATATTGGTGCACAATTAGTTAAACAAGCTGCTGAAAAAACATTAGAAAATGCTGGTGACGGGACAAGTTCTAGTACAGTATTAGCTACAGCATTTGTTAATAATCTAAAAGATTTCAAATCTGTAGATATTAATAAAGCTTTTGATGAAATTATACCTAAAGTAATTGAACAATTAAAACTTAATTCACGAGAATTAAAACATGAAGATATTAAACACGTTGCTAGTATATCTGCTAATAACGACTTGCAGATTGGTGAACTTATTCAACAAGCTTATAATCATTCTGATATAGTTAAAATTGAAGAAAGTTCTAATATGGAAGATATATTAGATACATTACCAGGAATGTCACTTCCTGTAAGTTACTTCTCTAAACATTTTATTACAAATCAATCTAAAGGAACTTGTGAATTTACAAATGTTAGTACTTTAATTATTGATGGTAAGTTAGAAAAGTTAGAAAACTTTAGAAATTTATTAGAATCAATACAACAATCTAATAGCCCATTATTAATAATTATTGAAGATATTCATGAACAAGTTCTTAGAAAATTTGAAACTTTTGCAGTAAATCAGACATTATCTATTTGTATCATTAAGTCGCCAGGTTTTTCTAAACATCGTAAAGACTTATTACAAGACTTATGTGACTTTACAGGAAGTACATTAATTACAGATATATCTAAATCTTATAACACAAATGTTCTTGGTAAATTACAATCTTGTAAAATATCTAAAAACAATAGTATATTAGTTAAAGATGATTCTGTAAATGTTTCTGATAAATTAAAAAATTTAATTGAGTTATCTAAAAACATAGAATTAGCTGAACACGATAAAGATTTACTTAAACAAAGAATTGAATATCTTAAAGGTAAAGTTTCTATTATTAAAGTTGGTGGTAAATCAGAACTAGAAGTAAAAGAACGATTTGATAGATATGATGATGCGGTTAAAGCTGTGGCATGTGCGTTAGAAGAAGGAATTGTTGAAGGTGGTGGTTTAGCTTTATATAATGCAGGATGTGAATTATTAAATTCTAATTTTGGAGAAATTGTAGATAAAATTTTTGATTCTATAGATGCTCCTTTTGAACAAATTAAGACTAATGGTGCCATATTTAAAGATCACGATTTATATTCTAGAAATATTATAGACCCATTAAAGGTAACTAGATGTGCATTAGAAAATGCTGTATCAGTTGCTAAAGTTATACTCAGTACTGAAGCTGTAGTTTTAAATTCCGAAGAATGGATGAAATAAAAGAATTATATAAGTTAAATAAATATCAAACTCCATTAACAGAAGAAGTTAAAAATTCATTACCAAGAGAAGTTTATTTAGAATTAATAGATACTTTAAGTTCAATTACTTTTATTAAAAATTTAATTTGTACAGAAGATATTAGAGGTTATGCTAAAGATAAACCTAAGTCTAAAGATTATAATGATGGTAGAATAGAAGTTGATTTAACTAACCCTCATATATTAGAGGATATGGATTTCTTTAGAGAGAAAGCTTTATTCTTTGAAAAACACGGTAAATATACACATCTTACACCTAATCCAAATCCTAAGTCAGAATATGGAATGTTTTGGAAACAAGAACTTAGTCGATGGAAACACGGTTTAGTTAGAGAATCAGATGGTGAATGGATTCCTGGAGAGTTATATTTCTATTGGAACTATTCACCAATTTGGTTAGTAGAACAAGCAGGTACACAATCGGATGGTAGTAAATCACAAGGTGAGCGTGTACGTAAGTTTGCTAAACCTTGGTTAGGAGATTATTTATTTCACCATTATGTTGAACAATGTAAACGTAGAGGTAAACACGGTAAAATGTTAAAATGTAGGGGTGTAGGTGCATCTTTTAAAGCTGCATCTTGGAGTCCTCGTAATATCTATGTATATCCAGGTTCAGGTAATCCTAACTTTCATCTAGCTTCTGATAAAGGTTTCCTATCTGGAGATAAAGGTATTTGGGGTAAGATTGTAGATTGTTTAGACTGGATTGCAGAAACAACTCCTTTAGAAAGAATGCGAGTTGTAGATAGAGCAGGTAGTACATTAGAAATACAATTGGGATTTAAAGATGAATATGGAGTTCGTAAGGGTAATTTAGCTTCTGTGCATGGTATATCGTTAAAAGATAATCCAGATAAAGCTAGGGGTATTCGTGGACCTTTAATTCATTATGAAGAAGATGGTCTTTTTAATAATCTTGAAAAAGCTTGGAACGTAAATAGAAAAGCTGTTGAGGATGGTAATACTACATTTGGATTCATGATTGCCATGGGTACAGGTGGAGTTGAAGGAGGTTCTTTTGAAGGATCTGAAAAATTATTCTATAGTCCTGGAGCATATAATGTTTATGGTATTCCCAATGTGTTTGATAAGAATGCAAATGGTGATACATTATGTGGTTTCTTCTGGGGAGCATATATGAATCGTAAAAATTGTTATGATGAAGAAATAGGTGAACCCAATGTTATTAAAGCTTTAATTGAAATATTATTAGATAGGCACTTAGTTAAATATAGTTCTACAGATCCATCTGCAATTACTCAAAAAAAAGCAGAAGAATGTGTTACACCTCAAGATGCTATTATGCGTACTGAAGGGACAGTATTCCCAGTATCAGATCTTAAAGATTATTTAGAATCTATAATGGTTAGAAAAGAATCTTTCTTAGCTGAACATTATGTTGGGGAGTTAGTTAGAACTGGGGATGGTAAACTTAAATGGAGATTAAATAATGATAAATTTCCATTACGAAGTTATGATAAAGATAATGCTAATCGTGAAGGATGTTTAGAAATATTTGAAATGCCTTCAGAAAACGCAAATAGTGAAATAGCTCATGGTAGATATATCGCAGGTATTGACCCTATTGATGCTGATTCAGGAACTTCATTATTTTCAATTCAAGTAATGGATTTGTTTACAGATAGAATTGTAGCAGAGTTTTCAGGAAGACCTAGATTAGCGGAAGAAGCTTATGAAATATCTTTACGATTGTTAGAATTTTATAATGCAGTAGCTAATTATGAGAAAAACTTAAAAGGTTTGTTTAGTTACTTCGATAAAAAGAATGCTTTATTTAGATTATGTGACACACCTCAAATTCTTAAAGATATGCAAATGACTAAGGATATGGGATATGGAAATTTATCAAAAGGCACAATGGCTAATAAAGAAGTAAATAAATGGGGTAGAAAGTTACAAGCTGATTGGATGAATACTTCTGTAGAAGATGAAGAAAATCCTGGTAAATTAAAACTACACACATTAAGAGGTTTAGCATATATTGAAGAATGTATTAAATGGAATTCAGATGGCAACTTTGATAGAGTGTCAGCAGGTGGTATGTTATTTATACTTCGAGAAGATAGATATAAACGAACACAATCTGCAATAGCTAATAAAGATAAACAAATTGATACATTAGCAAATGATAAATTCTTTAATAGAAATTTTAATCAATTAAATAATATAAATAAAATCAATTATTAATATAATAATTTTAAATTATGAATAACGGAAACTTAATGTTATTAATATGCGGGATAGCTTTAATAATATCAGGAGTAATTTTTGAATGCTTTTATAATAAAAAAATAAAGGAAATAGAAAGAACTTCAAGATTTAAAGAAAACAGTAATTTATGTTACGGTTGCGCCATAGGTGATAGTACAGTTTTGCACAATACAACAGGGAATAATAATATAATCCTTGGAAAACCTGGACAAAAAACACTTTTTGTGGTAGACTCTGTTTTATTTTGCCAAAAATGCAATAAAAATCATCACGCATATTTTTCAGCACAAAGCTTAAAAACAATGATTTACAAAGCAAAATGCGGAACAGAATTTAATGTAGAACCTCGTCACGCTAATTTTTAACCAATACGCAAGCTGAGTGATAACGGGAAAGCTAACCGATGTTCAGGAAAAGTAAGGACTGAACTTTAGAATTGTGACAAATCTTACAAATACAAGACAATAATTAAATTTAACCTAAAGCCAGAATAGCGGTTGGCGTATGTTATCACTTCGGCTTTTAAAACTTAAACAAAATGAATACAACAGAGACTATTATAAGATGTCTTATAGCAACAGTGTTAATTATATGCGCCTGTGTAATCTTTATTCTTCCAGTTTTTTACACAAAAAAAGAGAAACAAGTAGGAAGAAAATGTCATTACAATTTAGCCAATGACGGAGAAACAGGGCTGCAAATTAAACAAGTGAAAGCAAATGGATTTGAATCTGCATACTCAAATACTGGGTGTAATTCTGTTTTTATAGGCTGTAAATGTGAATGCGGAAGCACAAAAATTAACACTACAGTTGAAGATAAACCGTTTTGTTTTTTATGTGGTAAAGATATAAAAGTTAAATAATAATTAGCGAATCAAACGCTATGAACGGAAAACAAATATACTATTAATATATGATAAATTATTTTGAATTAAAAGTAAAATGTTGTATATTGTAAAGTTAAATAAATTTAGATAAATGGAAGGTAGAAATTTAAGAATTCAACAACCTCGACAAAGGTTACCTTATAATAAAAAAGATAAAGATTGGCGAAAATCAAATTTAGACTTTTCTGATAAATATTCATTTTATCATGATGATGGTGTAAGACGTACATTTAAAAATAAAATTATAAATTATAATCTTTATAATGGTATTTTAGATATGCAAGATTTAACAGAAGTTATTAATCCACATCATTTAGAAGCTAGTTATATACCTCAACAAATTCCTCATATTCCAATTATTGTACCTAAAATTGATTTACTAGTAGGTGAAGAAATTAAACGTAGATTTGATTGGTCTGTTATTGTAACTAATCCTGATGCAATTACTAAAAAAGAAGACGATAAGAAAAAATTCTTATTTGAAAAACTTAGTAAAATGTTAGAAGAAAATTATCAAGAGGATGAGTTAAAACAAAAAATGGATGAGTTAGGTAAGTATATGAAATATACTTGGCAAGATCTTCGTGAAAAGATGACTAATCAAATTCTTAGACATTATTGGCAAGAGTTGAAATTTCCTGAAAAATTTACAGAAGGATTTAAAGATGCTTTACTTGTTGCAGAAGAAATTTATTTAGTTGATATATCTCATGGAGAACCTACTTTTGAAAAATTAAATCCTTTAAAAGTACATTCAGTTAGATCTGGTAATTCTAATCGTTTTGAAGATGCTGACATTATTATAATGGAAGATCATAAATCACCTAATCAATTAGTAGATGAATATTATGATGAACTTAAACCTGAAGAAATTGATTATTTATTAGAATATTCTACTAGAACAAGTTCTGGTACTTACTCTGAAGATTATGATAATCATACTTTATTTAGAGATAGAACAGATGCTGCAGGATTGTATGATAGTATGACTCAAATGGCTGAATTAAATGGTCATTATTTTAATACTAATTATACAGATGAAAATGGTAATATTAGAGAATTAAAAGTTAGATGGAAATCATTACGTAAAGTTAAGAAGATTAAATTCTATGATGAATATGGAGATGAACAATTTAGATTTGAATCTGAAGAATATAAGGTAGATAAAGTACTTGGTGAAGAATCTACTGACTTTTGGGTATCTGAAGGTTGGGAAGGTGTTAAATTAGGTAAAGATATTTATCTTAAAATGAGACCTCTTCAAGTTCAGTATATTAAAGCTAATAATCCATCTAAAGGTCATTTAGGTATAATTGGTCAAATATATAATACAAATCAAGGAAAGGCTGTTTCTTTAGTGGATAGAGCTAAAAATTTCCAATATATGTATGATGTAATGTTTGATAGATTAAATAAAGCTATATCTACAAATTATGGTAAAATATTAGAACTTGATTTAGCTAAAGTTCCAACTAATTGGGAGATTGAAAAATGGATGCACTTTGCAGTAGTAAATAAGATTGCTGTAGTAGATTCATTCAAAGAAGGTCAACATGGACAATCTACAGGTAAACTTGCAGGTAGTATGAATACCGTAGGTGGTAGAGCAATTGATATGGAAACAGGTGCCTATATACAACAACACATTCAATTACTTGAATTTATTAAAATGGAAATGGGTGAATTATGTGGAGTATCAAGACAACGCGAAGGTCAAATTTCTAATAGAGAAACTGTAGGTGGTGTAGAGCGTTCTGTGAATCAATCAAGCCATATTACTGAATATTGGTATATGCAACATGAAGCTGTTAAAATTAGAGTATTAGAGGCATTTTTAGAAACTGCTAAAATAGCATTGAAAGATGTTGAGAATAAAAAAGTTCAATATATACTAGATGACCAAACTATTGGTATTCTTAATATGGAAGGTGAAACTTTTGCAGAATCTGATTATGGATTATTAGTATCCAACACTCCTAAGATAATTGAACTTGAACAAGCTATTAAACAATATGCACAAGCATTTATTCAAAATGGTGGTTCAATGACTACAATTATGGATATTTACTTTAGTCCATCATTAATGGATATGCGACGTAAATTAGAAATTGCTGAAGAACAAATGCAGCAAAATCAATCTCAACAAGCACAAGAAGCTAATAAAATTCAACAAGAAGCTAATGCTGCTGCTAATGAATTAGAAAATAGAAAATTAGAACTTGAAGATTTAAAAAATCAAAGAGATAATGATACTAAACGTTATATTGCGGAATTAGGAAATGATAATGATAAGGATGGAATTGTTGATGATGGTATTGGAGACCCTTTAGCTCAAGAAAAATTTCAATTTGATATAAATAAAGCTAGAGCTGATTATAATCTTAAATTAAAAGCATTAGATAATGATATGTCTAAACACGCTGATAATGTAGAATTGAAAAAAGAATCTAATCAAATTTCTAGAATTAAGAAAAAATCAACAACATAAACGCTATGGGCGAAATCTGAACAACTAATAATATTTGAGTTATTAGTTGTTTTCGCTCATATAATTTATTATATTTGCAAACTTAGAATAAAACATAACAATAATAAATAATCGAATGGAAGACGATAATGAATTAGGTATGGGTTTATTTGAAGGGAATCAAGAGTTAAATTTTAACTTTGCATTACCTGATGATGACAATACTGACGAAGAAGAAAATAATGAAAATATAAATGTAGAAGATACTACATTAGAAAATGATAATAACCACGTTGAGGACGATAGTTCAGAGGAAGTAGACGAGGAAGATGTTGAAGATGAAGGTGGCGAAGGTGGTGAGTCTTCTTCCAACTTATATTCTTCTTTAGCCGCTTTTGTTCATGAACAAGGTTTGCTACCTTCTCTAGACATCGATTTAAAAGAAATTAAATCTGCTGAAGATTTTGCAAATGTTTTTAATAAAGAATTAGATATTCAAGCTGATTTAAGATTAAAGGATTATTTAGCAAATTTAGATTTAAATAAAATTGGAATTGCTAAAAAAGAAATTAATGATTTAAATTCTATTAATGTTGACTCATTAAAAAATGATATTGATTTAGCTAAACGTATAATTTATGATGATTATCTTAATCAAGGTTTAGATGAAAAAAAAGCTAATCGATTATTAAATCGTTTAATTGATTTAGGAGAAGATGCTATTTTAGAAGATGCTGAAGAATCTTTAGAAAGTCTTAAAGAATTTAAAAGTCGTGAAATTGAAAAAGAAACTCAATCTTATAAAGAAAGATTAGAAGCTGATAAAATTGAACAAGCTAAATTAGATGAACAAATGAAAAAAACCATCTATGAATCTAAAGATTTAATATCAGGATTAAAACCTAATAAATCATTACAAGATAAAGTTTATAAATCAATTAATGATATTGTTGGTAAATCTCCAGATGGTACTTTTGAAAATAAATTTATGAGAGAACGAAGAGAGAATCCATTAGAATTTGAAATTAGAATGTATCACTTTTATGAACTTACAAACGGTTTCAAAGACTTGGGTAAAATCTCAACAAATGCTAGATCAAGTGCTGTAAAAGATTTAGAGAAAATTGCACGTCAAACAAAACTAAAAGATAACGGTACTCCATTGTGGCAGCAAGATGCTAATACATACAGTAACTTTTCTGGACATGTTTTGAATTTGTAAATAAATCTCCTTCCAAGATTAAATGGAAAAACTTTTTATATTACAATGAAGTAATGTAATTAAATATATATTATATGTCAGCAGGCAAATTTATTATGACGAAGTCCCAAGCTTGGAGCGGACTCACTTTAAAAAATCACATCTCCCAATTGTTTGGTTCTCAACCACAATTGATTTCTCCGTTAACAACTGTATTGTTGCAAAACTCAGGAATGAAAAATTTGGATACAACCTTATCGTTATTCCCTGAGAAAATTATTGCTACTGCAGATGATTTTGTATGGAAAGTTGTTGGTTCAGATGAACGTAACATTGCGTTAGTTGAAGCTAGATATAATGGAGCTGTTGTAGATGCTAACACTGTGGGTGTTGGTGCTGCTAGAGCAACATTTGAAATGGTATTCGCTGAAAAATGGTTTACAAAAATGCATTTGATTGCAGGTAATAGACCTGATACATATCAAATGAGAATTATCGAAGATCCTTATGAAGAAGGTTCCAACTATGTTTATACTTGTGAAGTATGGGGTGGTCAAGAATCATTGTTAGGTATTCCAGGAGATGAATTTTTACCAGGAAACAGATTCTCTATTGAGGGTGCTCCTGTTGAGGATGAACTTTCTATTCAAGGTGCAGGTATTCAATTTACTTCTCCTTTCTTAATGAGAAACTCTGTTACTTCTATACGTATGGAACATAAAGTTTCTGGTGCAATGATTGATTGTAAAATTCAACCAGTATATCATGCGGGTATTGAAACAAGAGATCCTAACACTGGAAAAGTTCATAGTTCTACAACTTGGATGCAAGAAGTTTACTGGCAGTTTGAAAAAGCATTGTCACGTATTAAATCACGTACAATTATGTTTGGTAAAACAAACCGTGATGAAAACGGACGTTTCTTGAATAAAGGTAATGCCAATATTGAAATTAAAGCTGGTTCAGGAATTCGTGAACAAATGGAAGTTTCAAATACAACTTACTACAATAGATTTTCTATTCGTATGTTGGAAGATTTGCTATCTGAATTGTCAGAAGGTAAATTGGATTGGGGAGAAAGAAAATTCATGTTACGTACAGGTGAAAGAGGTGCTGCTCAATTCCATAGAGCTGTAGCAGAAGTTGCTTCAGGATGGGCTGCATTAGGATTTGATAATACAAATGCTAATGCAATTAAAAATGTATCTTCTAAATTCCACGCTAATGCATTCTCTGCTGGATTCCAATTCACAGAATATAGAGCTCCTAATAACATTCACGTAATGTTGGAAGTTGATCCAATGTATGATGATAAAGTTCGTAATAAAATTCTTCACCCAGATGGTGGTGTAGCTGAATCTTACAGATACGATATTCTTTACATCGGTTCAATGGAAGAGCCTAATATCCAAAAAGTAAAAGTTAGAGGTTCTGATGAACTTCGTGGATACATGGCAGGTATTAGAGATCCTTATACAGGTCGTAGAGGTGGAACAATGCAAATAATGGAAGATTCTGCAACAATGACTGCTCTTGTAGAAGGAGTTGGTTCATTAGTTAAAGATGCTTCTAGAACTGCATCATTGATCCCATCATTGTTAAACTAAAATAAAATTAGTGTTCTATTATACAATAGCTATAATGGCGCACTTTAAAATAAATGGGGGATGTAAAAGTCCCCTTTTTAACTAATTAAAAATCTTTCGGAAGAAGACAAATAAAAAGAAGAATGGAAAAAACAATAAAAGGTAGTTTTACATTACCAGAGGAAATAGTTACGCTTAGATATATTCATAGAAATAGAGGAATGGCTGCTAATGTAGATAAAAATCACGTGATTTCAGGTGGTTTACTTTCTAAAGCAGTTCGTAAATTTTGTACACCTCTTATGAGAAATGGATCAATTGCTAATATTTTAACTGCTGAAGAAAAAGAATATTTAGAATCTGTTACAGGTTTGAATTTATCTGTATATGGTGATTTCTGGAATACCTTCAGAGTTGCTTTACATAAAGAAGATGCTAACAATAGATTAGATCTAAGTAACGCTATGGATTATATTTCATATAAAATTTTAGAATCTTTAAAGAATGAGATTTCTCCAAATTGGGCAAGTCGTAATTCTAAACAAACTTATCAATTTGCAATTTGTAGAGAAAATGAGGAAATGTTAGAATCTAAAGGTAAATATGATGCTAAGAAAGAAGCGTTTAAAATGTATGGTAAAATTGAGGACGATAAGGAAAAATTACTTAGTGTTCTTAAATTACTTACAAATAAACCTATTTCATCTGAAGTTAAATTAGAATGGTTACAACATAAATTAGAAGAATTTATTGATAATGAAGCTGCTAAATTTGTTAATGTAATGAATGATAAAACTCTTTATACAAAAATGTTAATTAATACAGGAATTGATAAAGGTGTGATTTTAAAGAAATCAAATAAATATTCAACAGAAGATGGTTTAGATCTTTGTAATTCAGGAGAAGTTGCTACATTTGATAATGCAGTTGCTTATTTAGATAATATAAAAAATCAAGATGTTAGATCATTAATTGAAGCTAAAATTAATAAAAAATAAGTATGACTAATCAAGAATTCCGTAATGAGTTTGACATATCGTATAATGCAATAGCGTCTATGAGTGCTCCAGGAATTGACGATTATGAACTTAGTTTATATCTTACAAAGGCACAATTAGAAATTGTTAAAAACTATTATGATCCTTTAAGTAATCGTAAACAAAAAGGTTTTGAGGCTACTGAAAAAAGACGTAGAGATTTAAATCAGTTAGTTAAAGATTATAAAACAACTGATATTATATCAAACGATTCTAATATTGATTCGGAAGCTAAATTTTATGTTGTACCTAACGATTTATTCTTAATAGTTAATGAGAAAGCTAAGATAACTTCAGAAGATTGTTATAATAATAAAATTTTAACTATTAAACCAATATCATATGATGAATATGATATTCAAATTGACAATCCTTTTGAGAAACCAAATGAAAAAGTTGCTTGGAGATTAGATCTATCAAATATTAACAATGTTAAAGTTGTTGAAATTATATCTCCTTATAATATTTTAGGTTCACTAGAATATCAAATTAGATATATTAAATATCCAAAACCAATTATTATTACAAATTTAAATACTGCTTTTCCATCAGATGATTTAACAATTGATGGAATTTCCGCAGAAACTCCTTGTGAATTAAATACAGAAGTTTGTAGAGAAATATTAGATCGTGCTGTAATACTTGCATTAGCTGATTATAGACCTCAAAACTTACAAGTAAAGGCTCAAATGAGCCAAATAAATGAATAAAAATATTATTAATTAAAATTAAAATAACAAATGATTACACCAAATCAAGTTGGCGAGATAATGATTGGAAATGCAGTAGCTACAGAAACAACTGTTCCTACTTTCATTGCTTCAGCATCGGACAAAGAATTAAAAGTATTATCTAAAGATGGTACAAATGTTGCAGCTAAGAAACCTTTCTATGTTTTGCAAAAAGCGGATGCTATTCCTGGAGGATTTGAATTCTCTGATAAAGTAGATCCTAAATATGTAGAAAAAGTTACTTGTACTGCTTATTCTGCTGAAGTATTAGGTTCTTATAAAATAGATGGTTTCAACACGGCAGGTGTTGTAGCAGCTAAAAGAACTTATGAAGTTGAAATTAGATTAGAAGATCAATTATCTCCTGAAAATTTTACAACTATTCAAGGTTATTATGTAACTGGTCAAGTATTAGGTTCTGATACAGCTACAACTGTTAGAGATGGTGTTTTACTATCTTTGAATAAAAATTTATCTAACCGTGGTTCAGATGAATTTACAGCAGTTGCAGATGGTACTGGAATTTTAATTACAGAAAAATATCAACCAAATCGTGTTGGACGTGATGATGGTCGTAAATTACAATTTACTGTAAAAGGTAAAGTTTTTGAAAATGTACCTACAAATGGTAATAGTTCAAATCTTGATGTTTTAACCACTACTCAAATTACTGCACCAAAACCTGGTACAGGAACTGGTAAATGGGTTACTAATG